TCTGGCTCCCGTGGGACCGCGCCACCGCTCTCAGCAGATCAACAAAGGCTGGACGCCTGGCACGGCTCCCCCGATGTCAACGAAACCACCGGCTGAACCTGTTGGTCCCCTAGGACGTTTCGCCTAGCGCCACGCGCGCCTCTTCGAGCCAATGCTTGCGGCGGTCGGGCGAGACGGCTTTTTCGCTCATAGGCCCGGTGACTTGCGGATCGACCTGATGAACCAGGTTTCGAAGAATGGTTCTCAACGTATCTCGTTCAGCCCGCATTGATCTTTGCATTCATCCACCCTACTAAAGGATTGACATGCCTCGCATAGTTCAAGCTCCACTCCCCTTCGCACCTCACCACTGCCTAGCTTCGAACCGAGATGATGGGGAGCTGATCGACTTTGAAGCCGATGCGAACATAAACGAACCGTTTCCCAGAGTCGTGCTGATGCGTGGGCTTGTCGAAGAAGCTGCGCGGGAGTGCTGCGGAATGGTCTCAGCGGCCGAGGTAGATGCTCTGAAGCTTCGGCTGCAATCTTTTGAAGCTAACCTCGCTGAGCTCCAAGCCGATCTTGAGGCAGCTAAAGCCTTCGAGGATCGCTTTGGGAAGAACCTGGAAGCCGGTGTAACGACCGGCGTTGCAATCGAAACTGCCAGTCCCGCTGGCATGGAGGAGGACTGACAAAACAATGAGCGAGAACTTGACACTCAACGCAGGGGAATCAAGAACATTTGACGCCGGGATCGCCTCGGTGCAGGTCAGCACTGGCTCCGTAGTTATTACGGATGGCGATGACCCGACCGTCGTGAAAGCTCAGGACGACGAGAATACGCACGACTGCAAAGGAAAGCCTTCCCTTGCGCTCTACAGCCCCAGCGGGGCCAATCTGAGCATCACCTACGCCCATGAGGTCGAAACGCCTCAGGAGCCGACTCACGGCGTCTCAGCTACCCCTGAGCCCTCGGAGCGTGGCGACACAGGGGGCAACGGGGGTTCTTACGAGTCTCGGACCCTTGAGGAGCTTCACGAGCTCGCCACGGAGCGCAAAGTCAAGGGACGCTCCGCGATGGACAAGACAGAATTGATTGCAGCGTTGAGAGGCAAGTAGATGGCCTATATCCAGCAGAGCGGCACCGGAACAACGGCTCGGGTCCCCAAGGGCAAATTCGAAGCGGAAACGTCTTCGAAAGAACTGCTGAAAGAAAACCCTGACAGGATCGAACTGATCATCTCCAACCCGGGGACGAAAGACGTTTGGCTGTCTCTCGGCACTACCGCAGTCGCGGAAGAAGGTATCTATCTCAAGAGCGGTGGAGGGTCTTGGGTCAGCAATGGCTACTCAGGCCCCGTCTTCTGCATAACCGGCTCAGAAAAATCCAAACTGGCATACGCCGAAATCTAGAATGGGCTTCCTCTTCAATCCGCAGTCGCTCGCCGCAGACGAAGCTGCGATTGCGGAAATCAACCAGGGCACCAAATGGGCTGAAGGCGAATCGGTCCCGATCTACGTTGGCAAAGACGCAGGCGGGGCCAACATTGAAATCAAGCGTGGCAGCTCCGCGTCTCCGGATACCGTCTTCAAGTCCTCGGTCCGTGTCTCGCGTACCCTGGCGGTTCCTGAGTCCTCCTTCGGCGGGGATGGGCAGATAGGTCTAGGCTCAATCACAGGTGTCACGCAGGCCACGGCAGCCTCTGAAGGCCAGGCCCTAGGCATCGTTGGAGGCGCAGTTACAGCTAGCAGCAAAGTCGGTACGCACTCCCAGGCAGACGCTTTCGGTGGCTACTTCGTGGGCCGGTCTACAAGCGCCTCTACGCGCACGGGAGGCGGACTCTTCGTCCTCGGCCAGCGCAACAACGTCGAAGGCCGCGCCACGGGCATGGAGATCGGCGTAGAAAACAATACCGCCTCGGCTGGGACGGTGCTCGAAGCCGAATACATGAACACCCAGGGCTTCTGGGTAACGCCTCGCGGCGAATCGGACTCAGCCGCCGCCTTCGTAATCGGCCACCCAACGGAAAAAGTCTTCAAGGCCGGGACCGTGCTTCAGAAAAACGCCGTCTCTGAAGCCGGGTTCCTTGACTATTCCTCAGCCCTACGCTCGATCCAGATCAAGGGCGCGCACTCCAAAGCCGCGATCTCGGTAGCCTCGGGCGCAGGCTCGGTCGCGGTAGGCGCTGAAGAAGTCACGGTTGCGAATGCTCTCCTCGATATCTACTTCGGGGAATCGGCGCTAACGCCCGGCGTTGTCTTCGGAACCGACAAAGCGAAGAATGTCTCGGTTCGCGTTCGTAATTCAACCGGGGAACTCAACTCCTTCGCGGCCAATACGGCTGGCCAGTTCGTCACAGATTCGACTCAGGGCGACACGGGACTGAGCTTCTCGCCGGGCAAGGTGCTTCGCCTCGGCGCGGTTGGAAAAGCCTCCCAGCTACGGATCGGTGAAGCGAGCCTCGGCTTCTTTGCAACGGCTCCGATTGCCAAGCCCGAAGTCACGGGCTCGCGAACCGCAGGAGCCGCCCTTACGAGCCTTCTTGAAAAACTAGCCGCTCTTGGCCTGATTACGAACGGGACTACGGCATGATTGATTGGGACGCCATAGGAACCGGAGTGCTATTGGCCTGTATGGCAATCGCTGTGATGTGGGGCGTTTGCCTAGTTGGGGAACTATTGAAAGGGCTGATTGGAGCGTGAACTCCCAAGCCATCCTCAATCTGATCTCAGAACTCTATGCGTCCCTTGAAGCGCTCCAGGGAGAGAACCAGAATTTGAAGAAAGAGGCTGTCGATCCCGACGCGACGGCTGATCCCCTCGGAGGCCCTGAGGAGGCCGACAGGCAGGCTCGGGAAGAAGCTAAAGCCTGATGGGGCTCCTGATGAACTTCACCGGGCTCTCTCCCTCCGCTGAAGGGACCACGACGACCCCTGGCAATCTGATCGTCACCGGGAAAGTCGGCTTCAATGGAGCCACGCCGGTCGGGAAAGTCGCAGAAGTCCCGACCCTCAGCACGACGCTCTCCCTGGCCCTCCTGACCGAAGTCGTCACGGCCCTGAATGCAACGAACAAAGCGCTCAACGAAACCAAGGCGATCTTGAAAAGCGTAGGGTTGACTGCATGATCACGGCGCTCCTAGCCATCCTCTCGCTGGTCCTTATTGCTGCGACCGTCTACGAACAGGCGCAATGGCGCAAGGAGCGGGAGCAACTCTTGCAGCGCATTCAGGCTCCTGAACAGGCCGTGGCGACTTATGCGCGGAATGGCAAGCAGCCGAAGGCACCGCTCCCGATTGCCCTGAATGACGACGAGGGTTACGAGAAGGCGCTTGCGAGAAAGCCTGTAGATGGCGACTGAACCTGAACCGAACGAGAAGCTTGCGATTCCGACCGATGTATCGCAGCGGATCAAGCGCGGTAAAGCACGCCTCCAGCAGCTACGCCCCAGGCGCGAGGAGGCCGTCAAGTTCGCCAACGGCAAACACTACGTCTTCCTCTCCGAAGACGGTCTAAAACTGCGCAATCAGGCGACTGTCTCAGTTCTTCAGGGTGGCAAAAAGAGCGATCACCGCGTCAGACGCTCCCACGATCTGTTGGGGCCAATGATCCAATCCAAGGTCTCGGCCGCCACCCAGCGCATTCCGGGCTACGAAGTCAACCCTTCGACTAACGATCCGGAGGACTACACCGCTGCTCAGATCGCCAAAAAGATCGCCTATGCGGGCTACGAACTCTGGCGAATCAAGCGCGCCTTTCAGAAGCTTGTCTGGAACGCCCTCGTAACCGAAGAGGGCTTCATCATGGCCTACTGGGACTCTTCGGTCGGTCCCTACGTGGACGTGAGCGAAGAAGGCTCGGAGAACCCTGAACATATCGGCATTGGAGACGTGAGGATCGGCGTCTGGGACGGCCGGGAAGTGATGTGGGAGCCCGGTGTTGATTTCGAGGAATCGCGTTGGTGGGCGATAGAACACGCGAGACCGAAGGACGCCGTAGAAGCAGAACCGGAATTCATCGGCGGCAAACTTCCTTCCGACGCACAGATCCCTGAATCGCGCGGGGGTGACGAGGACGGCAACCTTTGCCTGATCACCGAGTATCTAGAGCGCCCTTCCCCCATGCATCCTCAGGGCCGTAGGCTCTTTCTCGCCGCAGGCAAGCAGATCTTTCCCGAAGAGGGCTACCCGCTGACCAACTCCAAAGGCGTTGTCGTGGATGAACCCTGCATCCATCGCCTTGGCTACACGGTCAATCCAGCCTCAGACCGCGATAAGGGCCTTGTGCGCTCCCTGATCGACTCAATGCGCACCTATGACTTCGCTCAGAATAAGATCGCCGAGTACGCGCAGCTAGGCCTGATTCCGAAGATGGTTGCTCCGATCGGGGCCTTCAGAACGCCGCAGACAGACTCCCCCGGCGACCGCGAAGAATACGACCCGACGATGCTGATGGGAGGCAAAGTCGACTGGGCACCCCAGCTCGGGATTCCTGAAGAGCTCTTCCGGCTGCGCGAGGAAGCCCTAAACGAGCTGCGCTACATCGCCCACGACGAAGAAATCCCGACCCAGGTCTCAGCCAGCTCCTCGGTCCAGGCGCTCCTTCAGCGTAATCAGATCGCGTGGGAAGACCTGGTCGCCAATGAGGCTGAAATCCACAGCCGAGTGATGAGAGACTGTTTGACCCTTGTGCAGCAGCGCTACACCGAGGACCGAATGCTGAAGTTCAAGGGGCGCACCGGCTGGAGCCCGATTGAAGACTTCAAGGGGGCCGACCTACGCGATCAGACGGATGTACGAGTCCAACCGGGTTCTCTCCAGCCCTTCACCCGCCAGGCTATTGAGCAACGGATTCAGAACATCGCCCAGATGTTCCCCGGCTACTTCCCACCAGAGGTTCTTCTCAGCGCGATGAACAATGGCAACGCGGAAGGTCTCTTGGAAGGCTACGAAGAGGACGTAGGCCGGATCAACTACATCATCAATCAGATCCGCTCCGGGGCCTTCGATCAGATGGGGATGCGCCCCGTTTGGCCCGGAGAGGAAGCAGGCTTCGAACTCAACGTTGATACCGGAGAACCGGAAACCAACGAATTCGGAGAACCACAGATAGAGACCGAAGTCCCGGCCTGGATGCCTCGGCCCGGCGTCGATTCGATCAAAGTCTGGAGTGCCGTTCTAGCCAACTGGGCCAAGTCAGACGAATTCGCCCAGATCGACCGGCAGGCCCAAGAAGCCGCGATGCAAGTCTTCGGGGCACTACGCGATCTGGAAATGAAGGAAGCCCAGCGCGAACAGGCACTTCAGACCTCTATGGCTGAACAGCAGGGTATGAACAACGCGGCACGCCCTCAGGCGAAGCAGGCTCCGTCTCTCGCAGCCGTAAACGGATCTTCCGAAGAAGGACCAGCGGAACTACCAGAAGGCGCTTAGAGAGCCCCGTAGGGCTTCGCGAGAAACCGCTGTGTTTACGGAGGCGGGGGATTCGAACCCCCTTTAGGGAAGCCTCCCACCTCCTTCTAAAACTTGCCACGGACCAGCCTCTTCGAGGCCCCGTCTAAACGCGGATCAGCCGTCAGGCCCCGCCTAACGAATGAGGTACCTAATGCCAGATGACCAGACCCCTGCCGAAGAGCAGGATCAGTCTGTAGCGACCGAGACCCCTGTAGAGGATCAGTCAACCGGCTCGCAAGAGGAGTCCTTTACGGACTTCGACCCTACGACAATCCCAGAGGATGCAGACCGAGAGTGGCTCGCGAAACGCTACAACGAGCTTCAGTCGGGCTGGACCCAGAAGACGCAAGGGATTGCGCAGGAGCGTCAAGAAGCCGCAGAACTCCGCGAGTTTGCGGAGGCGATGCAAGACCCCGCAGTAAGAGACCAGATCCTCGAACAGCAGTTCGGCTATCAGTTCGAGGACGACCAAGAGCCCGAGTACCTCGACCCCGAAGAAGAGCTACGTGCTCGAATCGAACAGGTCGAAGGGGCTCTGACCCAGCGAGACCAGGAAGGTCTCATGGCGCAGCAAAGCGCCCAGGAGATTGATGAAATCGCCGGGGGCATCGAAGCGCTTGAGCAGTCCTGGGGTGATGGTTTCGAGTTCAAAGGCAAAGCACTGAAAGCGGTGCAGGCCTACGCGGAAACCCACGGGCCACAAGCGATTCCAGAGATTGGCGAGGCTATGCGTGAGATCGCCGAGCAGAATCGCGAGCGCTGGATTCAGTCGAAGAAGTCTCCGAGGCGGATCAGTCAGGGAAGTGCTGCATCGAAGGTGGCTGAACCTAAAGATCGCGGCGAGCGAATGGAACTAGCCCTTGAGGCTATGGAGGAAGCAGAAGCCTAGCTCCCGCCCAAGCAAAGGAAAGAAGCAATGGCAGTAGGCACTCGTGCCTCAATCGAAACAGGCCTGATGCAGGTCTGGACGGCGAAAGAATTCATCAAACAGTTCTACGCCGAAGATCCGCTGTATGAAGCACTCAAACGCCGTAAACCTGAAATTCAGATCGGCCTCGAAGCTCTGACGCCCATCTGGACCGGTCGCGGTGGCGGTATCTCAATGGTGCCTTCGACTGGTTCCTCGGAACTGAACGAAGCATCCCCGCAGGCCGTCAACCGGGCGAAATGGGAATACAAGCGCCAGTGGGGCGTAATTGAACTGGACACCGCCGGTATCGAGGAGTCCAAAGAGAGCCGTCTCGCTGTGATGTCTCAGGCAGACCTTGAGATCGAAGGCAAGCTCTCGGACATGAAAAAGCAGTACACGCGCCAGTTCTTCGGCAACGGCGACGCCCTTATCGCTCAGTTCGAAGAAACCACAGCCTCGAAAAAACTCAAACTCCTCAAAACGGGGCTTGGGTACCAGGCGATTCGCAACGGCTGGCTGGTTCCCGGCCAGGTCATCGACGTAGGCACCAAAGCCTCCTCGAAAAACATTGTGGCCAAAAAGAAAATCGTGGCGCTCAATGAATCCGAAACGGAACCCTACATCGAAGTTGAAGAAGCCAAATCCACGACTGAAGAACATTACGTCTCAATCGCCAATGCTCGCCTCAACGAAACGAGCTATGAGACCAATGGCCTTCGCAACATGACCTCAGCGTCTTCGACGCTGGGCGGTCTCGCTCCGGCTACGGTGCCGGGCTGGGTCGGGGTCGTAGAAGAAGCTAAAAAAACCCCGATCACGCGCAACAAGGTGATCAAACTGCGCAGGCGCCTACGTCAGCGCGGGGAAACGCCTGATTGGGGCGTTACGTCCCTGAAGCAGATCGAAGCTCTGGAAAACGAAAGCTACACCCAGGTCCGCTTCCAGAGCGTCAACGACCAGAACACGGGCGATGGCACGCTGATCAAGGTCGGCAACATGACCGTCCAGTCTCATCAGGACTGCCCCGATGAAGACTTCTACGAGATGGTGACGAAGCACACGTTCCTGCTCGGACGAGACGGTGGCGGAGCCCCGAAATGGGTCACCCAGGAATACGGAGACTCGTCTCAGGTATTTGTCTGGAAGCAATCAACTACCTATCTCATCTCTGCTCTAGAGATGTATTGCGAGCT